AACTCTCATGCGCCTTCTCCGTTCCGCAGGTACACGGATGCTTACCGCAGGTGCAGTTAGGCGTGTGGAAGCCATGTCCAGCTCCGCGGAACTTCCCGGAGGGGCGACGCGCCATCCTGCCGCTATTTACTTTCGAGGCGTTTTCGTCTTCATGCGAAGCAAATTCGATCGTAGAAGGATACTTCCCACTGCGTGGATCATGGACGGAACCTGTGGAGGCCGTGCGGGAACCCTTGGGTTTAACCTCTTTCGCGTCGTCGTAACGCGCGCTGTCGGAGGATGGCATAGCTAAACTCCGTTTCTGTTCACAGAGTGAACACTAAATCGTCGATTCTTGAATCACTTCATAACAAGTCCACGTGGTTAAGTCTGCTGCTGTTTCTCTTGGAATGGCAAATTTAACTCTTAGAATTCGCCCGTCCTCTAGACTCTTTTGATATGCTAAATGAATTCTGTAAGAGCCAATTACTCTACCAGTAACGGAGAGACCTTCAGGTACTATATCACCTTCTCTCCTATCTACAATCTCTAGATTCGTTTCTGCTGTTGTCACTGAACTCTCTTCGATCCATTAATCTCATTTACGACTTTATCGGCTTCCTTCGATACAACGTCGATTACCCCATCGGGCAGCCTAACGGCATCGACAGCAAGTTCGGAGGGCTTGCTCCTTTGCGCGACGCGGTCTGGGTCTCTATCGAGTAATTCCAGCGACGCTGCAAGCGCCGTCTTCAAGTCACGGCGTTGATTCGCCACTTCTATAACAGTTCGCAACGCAGCCGGCACAGCTCCTCTAACTTCATTACGAAGTGTCTCTACATTCCCCGCTATCGCTCGGTCCATTGCCGAGAGCGTACCATCGAAGATGGCTTCTTCTACTTCTTTATATTCAGGGAGATTAATGAGATAGTGGAAAGCAGGGGGTGTTATGCCTTCGCGGAGCTGGATAACTTGATCTTTTATACCCGCTACGCGCATACGGGCGACCCGTTGTATGCGGAGGCGAAGAGCGGACGAAACCCCACCCGGGCGGCCCGGCCCCCCAATTGCTTGATGATTACCTTGTCCATTATTAACAGGGCTGTTATCAGGGAACGGCGATAGCTCCGCTTCTAGAACTGCGTTTACTCCGCCTGAAGTGCTATTAGGAACGTGGATTTTCAAGGTCCTACACTCCCTACCGAACCTTTTTCGAAGAATAATCTCCAGGAGGACTGGGAAACTGGGAGTCTATATCTTCGATATTCCTCACGACTATAAACTACTTTATAAGTCAGAATATGATCCCAAAGAACATTTATTTCTGAATCAGCGGTGTATTTCTTTCGAGGCGGATCTCCAAGAATTTCTCGTGCAATCCATCTCAATTCCGGTGGTACCACAAGAACCGTCGGCCGACCGAGCTGATTTTTAGCACCTACATTAATAGCCTCTTGTAGAGCCGTCATCGAAAGATCACAACCGGTTTCCAGCTCAAGATGCTTCTGAAATAAATCGACCTTCGCCACCAACGGTATTAACGGAACAGCGGCTAGCCTCTTTAGAAATCCTCTTCGGTTTAACATACACCCGTCCTATCCTGGGTAGACTATCACAACGCGAAGCGTTTGTCAAGTCCTTAATCTTTTAGAATCAATAGTTTACAAGCTCTATCTTTAGTGTTCAAAGACTGAACAGCAAAGCCTGGAATGTATTCCAGGTTAAGAAACCAGGTATTCTGGAAAAGGACGGGAATGGAAAAATATCCCGCCTGTAGGGCCGAAAAAATTTCTGGCGAACTCTCCCGTCCGCCCAGAGAAAACTTCGTTTTTGTGCCTCACCCTGCGTGCGGACACTATAGATGAGTACTAGCAGAATATCTACACGATAACATCCGTAACGTACGGATTGCGTGTTGATAATGCTGATGTACATATCAATCGTGTCTCTTGTGGAGGTGTTACATGCAAGAGAAACGTCTATACTCTTTATTCGAGAAACGAGACGGCAAGTGGGTACGAATCACGACACTTGCATTAAAGAAGTCCGCTGCCGTTCGCTTCTTTCAAGATGCTCTGCTCGCCCCGTTCTTCGGACGCGCCGAGTATATCAGAGAATTAAGAGTTGTGCGGAAGTAACACCCGCACAAGGGACACGATATAAACTCCGTTTGTCTTGCGATGCTCTCCATTCTATTCGAGCATCAACAAGGAGAAACACGCTATGGCAAACGAAAAGCAACTGTTCACAACTCGGTCGGGTAAACAAGTGCCTGTTCCGTCCGTAACACTCCCAGCGACGGAGGTTGTATCACTCCTTCGTCTACAAGAGGACTTTATCAGACGTGGAGAACACCTCTCCATGCTTGGAGTCCTTCTGGATGTTCTCGACAAAGGCCGACGGCAAGTCCGTAATCAATGGAAGAACGGGGATTTGTCGAAGAACCGACGGGACTTCGCAAAGGCAGTGGCACCGTACATGGTGAATCCAGCCAAGTACGCGGTGGATATTGCGCAGCTTGCGAAGCAATACGGATTGATTAACGGTAACACCGTTGATCTATCTAAGCCGACGGCGGAATCGGACGATCAAGAACCGGAGACTGAACCGGCTCCTGACCCGAAGTCTGATTCTGAATCCGAACTAACCGAGTCCGAACTGGAGAAAGCAACCGCACCTGAAGGTGTTGCTTAACTCCGCGAGGCGGAGAGCCTCGCTAGGCGAACGGAGTTTAGAAAGGATATAAATGAGTATCAATCTCAACCGCATTCTCAAAGATGCGGCGTTGCGGCGTCTAAATGCTGAATCACAGGCGCTGCCTACCCCACGGACAATCCGTGAGCCTTCTCCTACGAAGCGTAACGCATCGTACCTGCCTGTAAACTACGGCCTTCTATTTTGCTGCCACGCTAAAAGCTACTTCGATACCTGTCCGTCCTGTAAACGATCCAGGAAAGATGCTCGGAGACAGTATGAATACTTCTGTTTGAAGAACGGCGTGGCATGTCAATAGGACGGAAACTGTGTGTATGTATATGGTTATATACTCTATTATACATACGTAAAAAAAATAATAAAAATATAAAAGATAGAAGAAAAGACTTTATATCTCCTGTCGAATCAATAACTTACAGAAAGACAGTACATACACTATTCTGTGTCAATCTTGACACGTCTAAGTTATTGATTCTAGAGCAGATAAAAGCACTTGACAAGAGCAAAACTGTATGCGAAACTGAAAAGCATGAAGAACACACCTCCGCCTAAACGCATATATCATCCGTTGTGCGGGAGAAGTTATTACTATGTTTTGATAAGCAAACGTTACAAAAAAGAAGTGGAGGGGCGTATTCTTCATGTGAAGGTATACATGTGCCGAGCGTGCGGAGAAGAGTTTAGTGACCTGGATATAATGGAGCACGAGGCAAATACGCCACAGGTTGACATAACTCAGATGAGTCCCGAAGAGAGAAAAGAGTTTATTGACAACCTTTTCAAAAAGAAGAAAGACAATGATACAAGACCAAGTTAGTGTTTGTACATGCGGTAGAGCCTATTCACATTGTAAGATATGTGGGAAGCGCAGTATTTATTATCAGAAAATGCGCTCCATGAATCTTTCATTAATCGCTAAAAAGGAAGTAAGAGCGTATCGATGCGCTTGTGGGGTGGAGTTCTCCGATGATACGCCTTGTTCAGCGGAAAAGATGACAACCAACATTGGCGACATGCTAGTACCAGGTTCAATAGAATACGCTCGCGCAATGAATGAATGGGTTTCCGAATACTCATTGAAAAAAGGCGTAAACGTAAACAAAGCATTCTGCGAAGCCAAGCGTCAGGGATGGCAGCCAGAGCTATACGAGATGGAAGATGATCTGCGTGAGGCGTTAGAGACGACTGGTTTGATATCAGCGACGGCTAAACCTGTGGCAGAGCAAACGGAGCCTCAAGAATCCGGTGTTTCACTCGATGATATAATTAAGAATTTACAGGAGGATTCGAAATGAGTAAATACGATTTCCTTTTCTTCCTTCTCCTAGCCGCTGCGGCGGTATTCGTGTATATCGATAAGTGGATCACGAGATGGATTGATAGGACGAACGGCTGGTGAGATATGATTCGCTCATGCAAGTATTGTTTACAACAAACACACCTTTGTCCGCGGTGCGAGGGCCCGGTCGAAGTACGGCGTATAACAGTATTTGCACACGCCGAGTGTCATTCAACTTCGTTGATTCTTTGTACCAATCTAGAATGTCAGAATTACGGTCAATTCAAACAGCAAACAGCCGAAGCCATCGAAGTCTACGTCTGTCCGGACTGCGAAGCACAAGCGAAGGAAAAGCAAAACTCAAAAGAGTTTATTAGCGAAACTATCACGTAACCGATTGAGAACAAAGAGTTTATTTACTGTTCAATCAATGAACACTAAAGCAAACTTGACAATGCTACACAAGTACGATAGACTTTTCAAGTTAGGAGTACGTTCAACCGTTTCCTAGCTTTCTTTTTACCCAAGGGTCGAATTCTAAAACGAAAGGATGCACACAGAATGGCAAGCAACTATAACGAAACACGTGTTAATTACAGAATCCTCGAAGCGAACGGCCAAGCCGGCGAGACGGAGATTTCTGTAAAGGAAGATAAAGTCCAGGAGGTGATGGAAGAGTTGGTCACTGAAGGCAAGGGGCGTACTGTTGATGTTCTTGCTTCGCAGACCTACACTTTTCACACCGTCTCCGAGACTGATCCGATTACGGATTTTCTTCAGTTCGTTCCGTCGGTTGATGAACAGGCAAATCTAATCAATCGATCGGTTGTCCTCAAACAGCAACAGTTCGTCCGTCGGCAGTTGATGCAAAAGGATTTCACTCCGGTGGAAGGAGCCTTTGACCTATTCCCGATCATCGGTCAGAAGTCCGAGCGTCAGTCTGCGACTCCGCAGGAGAAGGCCGCTAACGCACTTAGCAAGCTCCTCGGCAGAGACGTTTCTATCGACGAACTCGCCAATATCATCGCCTCTCTCGGTGCTACTCAAACCGCGACGGCGTAACGAAGTTGGGCTGATGCCATGAGTCGCTCTCATCCTAGTTAGCCCAATACACGGGTATGCAAACCCGTCGAGAAGTCTGATAGTTATGGGTGACAAACTCGTAAAAAGTCGGAACCCTTTGCGGTCTGGAGACGCCAATAGCAAGAAGTCTCCATTTCTTATGTACGAGACCCTGTTGATCCTCCTAGGATTGCCTCCGAGGGCTTCAACAGGCGCTTAGCCATAGCCACGAGTGGTTTGTAGCGGGGTTGGAACAGACCACTCGCGGAAGTGGCTAAACACTACTTCATCCCTTGATTAGGAGAAGTAATAAAGCACACGACCACGGTGTGCAAGAAACTTATAGCCTATTCAAGGGCGTGGGAAATTACTAATAGTTTAGTAGTTTTTTATAACCTTAAAATGAGAAGTCCCACTGTGAAAAAAAGAAGTAGTTAAGGAGGTTTCTAATGCGACCAGAGCGGTAAACAACGTGCGTCGAACATGCAACTCGAATTGGGAGGTGGTAGAAATATCACCTCCTTTTTTAGAAAGGATTTAAGTCTATGGCTAAAGCCTCAGTTTTTTGGGACTCATCCGTCCAAGCATATCGCCTGAAAATGCAAGGCGATTATCATAAAATCGAGAAGTGTGTAGAATTTCTTAAGCAGCAGATTCCACACTCCGATCGTGAACTCGTTGTGAAAGTCGATGCCAGCGGCAAAAAGGATTACACCTGGACCTTCACTGAGAAATACTACGACGGTACTCTAAAGTTCCTTCAACTAATCTACGGCGCTGCGGAAGTAGCGTCCGTAACACGGCAGCAAGTAGAAGCCGCACAGCAACCGAGGATGCCTATCAGCGTAAACGGCAATCCTCTCGCTTCCACTTGCTATGAATTTCTCAAGGCCATCTCCTACGAAGACGCTCAAAAAGCATACCGCTCTGCGGCGATTCGCCTCCACCCAGACCGCGGAGGAGACATGGAAGCTATGTCGAGAGTTAATTCACTCTGGACTAAACTTCAGAAGGAAATTTATGGACAGTAATCGCCTGAAAGCCATTATTGATCTTCACGATTATCTTGACACAATCGGCGAGGATAGACCTCCTGTCGGAGTGTTCCTGAAAGAACTCGGCATCGACCCGAAAACAATGTCCGATTGTGTTACAAACATCACAGCCAGCGCTACAATGACTCATCCAGAGGTAGCAATCGAGTTAGTAAACCGTCTCTTCAAACTTGGTGTGACCATTGGTTATAAATACGCTATTAAGAAGGAAATGGAGCGACAATTCCCAACTGATGATATCGCTCCGGAGGAGAATGAGGATTAACTATGGCTAATGAACTCACAAAATCAAACAAAATCACAGTCGGTGGTGGTCTCCATAACCGTCTCCGACAAGCCGAAGTTCTGAAAGAGGCTGTTCCGACTCTAGATCCACGTAATCTGCCCAACAGACTGGCGATTATCGCTGATTTCAGCGGCTCCATGGGAGATCGCGCATCTGGAAGATGGGACACCGATAATCTGAAAACCAAATTACAGCTTCTTCAGGAAGCAATCCAGGACTTCGCGCTTCGCTCTAATCCAACGGATACGGCTATCGCAGTAGAATCCTTTCCTCGCGGCTTCCGCATCGACTTAACCAACGACACGCAAAGCGTTTATATGCGTATGATCGCTATCTCTACTCTCGGAGATACCCCGATGGGAGAAGGGATGAGCTATGCTCTCGAATATCACACACCTACTCGATGTATGCTCATCTCCGACGGAGAAGCAACAGATGGCGAAGCCTCTCTAAGACAGGCAGAACGCTTCAAGAGTAAAGAGATCCTCTGTGACTGCGTTCACATCGGCACTTCGTCCTCTGGAGAAGAAAGACTTAAGCGCATAGCGGAAATCACTGGCGGCATGTACATGAAGTTCCGAGACGTGCAGAGTTTCTCAGCTAACTTCCATTATCTCCTTCCTGCGGAGAGAGCGAATATCGCCGGTATGTTGCCGAGTGAGGTGTCGAATCTACTGGGAGCCGATGAGGTTAAGTAGGATTTAACATTCACATGCTGAACACTAAAACCGAAGTAACAAGGAGAGTAATATGGAAAAATCAACGATTCATCAACTAATTGCAGACAAGAACAAAGAACTCGAAAGGAATGTTCTTCGTTCCGCCGAATCTGTAATCGATCAGATTGCGAAGCAACAGGATATTATTCAAAAAGCACAAGAACGGATCGTGGAGCTTCGCAAGGAACTTTCAGATTTGGAAGTTAAGCAAATCGACGCCAAGTCTATTCTCGGACAGGAATAATCTATGCCAATTACCATCAAGGGGATTCGTATAGATTTAGTCAGTATCAAACGCTCAGAGGAAACAGGTGGAATGGATATCGACGCCTCACAATATTCCCTTATCAGTTCCACTGAGCACGTACTCGCCAAACAGTCGATAGGATCATACGGAGGGCTTACGTTAAAGCCCTCTCCAGGCACCAAGAAGTTACTAGATTCCTTCATGGAAAGTTACAAGGCAGATGTAGTAGCCGTTCTTGGGTTAACTGATTAAAATGACAATCATTAAAACAACCGATCCTTCTACGAAGCTAGACGAAAAACACCTCGCCGTCCTAGCTACGCTGCAAGTAAAACTAGCTTCGCTTGGCGTCGAGGGTCATTTCCTTCCTTCCGTTTCTGAAGGTCCGGTAGTCACCCTTTATCGCTTTGTCCCCCAAAATGCAACCCGCGTTAGCCTCGTCGAGCGAGTCGCCCCCGATCTCGCTATCGCACTAGGAGCCGAATGTGTCCAAGTCAAACGCCTCCCAGGAGAAATGGCCGTCGGGATCTATGTTCCCAATAAAGAGAAAAAGCATATACTTTTCCGAGATTCGGTTGGGCATGTGTGGGATGCGTTCAATAACAAAAAGCAACGTATTCCCTTACTATTCGGCATTGACCATATGGGTAACTTCGTCGTCGAGGACTTACCTCTACTTCCGCATCTCCTTATTGCCGGTGCGACTGGGTCTGGTAAGAGTACGTTCCTTAACTCTATTCTCGCGGGACTTATATACTGCGTCCCTCCGGGAAGACTTAAATTAGTTCTATCGGATGTAAAACAAGTAGAGTTCACTAACTTCGTCGGTGCTCCGCACTTAATGTTCCCAGTCTCAACCTCTATCCACGAAACTCTAGAGCAAATGGAATGGCTAATCGATGAAGTTAACAGACGATTAACTGTTCTCGCCAAAGCTTCCTGCCAGAACATTCTTCAGTATAACGCCCTCGAAACACGCTCCGCGCTACCTTACATTCTCTTCGTAATCGACGAACTCGCGGAAATCCTAATGGACAAATCCAACGAAGAACAGGAGATACCTGATGGAAAAGGAGGAACCAAAATCAAACTCCTTTCAAGAGGAAAACTCGCCGAGCATAGACTTGGACTCATCGCTCAAAAAGCTAGAGCAACTGGCGTTCACATTATTGCAGCAACGCAACGACCTAGTGTTAAGGTTGTCGAAGGAAACATTAAAGCAAATTTCCCTGCTAGAGTCTCCTTCAGACTCCCAAGCGAGGCTGATTCTCGCACGATACTTAATACTAGTGGAGCTGAACAACTCCTCTCTCAGGGAGACATGCTCTTCGTATCGCCTAATAGTCCAGCAATTAGAAGGCTTCACGCTCCGCTTGCCTCTATCGAAGATATCAGAGCAGCCGTTGATGTAGCGTGTAGAAGGTAAAAGAATGACCACCGAGCGCCTTGGTGTAGTTTGTTCTCACTGTAAAGAGATTAACTTCACCAACGAAGAGTTCTATCCAGTGTGTCACACCTGCGGTCATCAAGCGGATAAGCCGCGTTATCTGTGCGATTGCGAGAGGTGTAAGAATATGCGAGTAAATATAGAAGCGGAGAGAAGGAAAGAGTAGCAATGTCGTACAAAACCAAGGAAGCACGCGCTGCTCATTGGCAGAAATGGTATGCCGAACACAAGACCGAGCGTGCCGCTTATAAAAAAACTTTGCTTGATTCCCGTAGAGAAAAGAACTGGCGCTTCAAAATGCAGGAGACGGCGCGTATGTCTCCAGAAACAAGACAAGAATTAGAGCGCATGATTTTCATAAACTCCATCAAGGAGTTGGAGCGTCCTGTTTTCATCGTCGAGTTACACGGCAAGAAGCACAGGGAGTATTTGGACGAGCCGTTGCCGCAGTGGTGACATGGGAGGAAGGTGCAGTGATGAGTAACTACGTACGGATTGAGCTTCCTGGCGGTTATGTTCGCGTTGTCAGTGAAGCGACTTATAACACACTGGTCATAAATCTCCGCTCCATGGCGCGAAGTTTGGAAAATGCTGAGTTCGTCAGCGAACCTAACGGTCAGACACGATTGGCGTTGAAGGGTGGAAGAGCTTGGTGGAGAGACTTGTTCGTGACAGCCAGTCGCCCGCCGAGAAAGGTGCAGTGATGAGCGTAGCAGGCAGCAAGAAGGGGAAGGGGAACGATGAGCAACGCTATGAATGTTTTACTCGCAATGTTCTTATTCCTTGGTTGTCTTTGGTTTGTTATCGATATGACGGCTACCTTCAAATCTTGGAGTGATAAGCCATGACCCCCCAACAAGCTGGAGTGAGTGCGGAGGCCGTGGGGAAGCTGGTGGAGCGCTGGCGCAAAGGAGCCAACGACAAAGAACTTACGATGGTCGCCGGGTTCCATCAGACTGACATGCTCACTATCTGCGCCGATGAACTGGAAGCCGCACTCCGCCAAGAGGTCCTAGCCACCGCCCCGCCCGAGCAGGCCCCATTCGACCCAACATTGAGTACGATAACCTGGGGCCGAGCACACAGAGCCGCAAGTGCTGGGGCGCTGGAGTTGAGCGAAGACGAAGTGATTACATGCATTCTTGACTCGCTTTTCCCGTCGAATAAGGTTCAGATTCTTGCGGCGGACACTACGGCAGCGATTAAGTTGGCGAGCGGACCGGATGGGCTGACCGTGCAAATAAACAGAATACTTCAGAAGCGGCTCGCCGCCCATGATCAAAAGGTGCGACGCGAGGCTTTCGAAGAGATTGCGCTGTATCTCGAAGTGAATCACCGAGACGACGACGATGCGGAATGGGAAGCGTGTTGCAACTTGCCTGACGCCATCAGGTCTCTCGCCTCGCCCGCCACAGCCGCCAGCAAGCCCGAGGCTGGCAAGGGAGAAAAATAATGCAGGCTTTTGTTTGCGACCGCTGCGGAAACACGGTAAAGCC